GTTCTCAGGTGTGTAGAATCTTTCCCATTCAGGATTGTCTTCTTTCCATGTGTCCCAGTCGTGAACACTCATGACGACTTCTTTAGTCTCACCAGTGTCTTTGTGTTGTACAGGGTATGTTGCCAAAATAGTAAATCTCTCACATGGGTATTTATTCTCCCACCCAGGTGGGAGGATGATGTAATCACTGAACCCGAGGAACAGGATCGTAGGGAATATCAACGAAGTCAGAATTTTTCCATGTAGGAGGATGGAAGACACAGTACTCGTTGAAGGTGATTTTCATCTCCTTGTTAGTGAGTCCACAGTGCTTAGCTGCCTTGGGGAGGTTCCATTTTGCGGAGAAGAGGTTCTCCATTGCTTCTCGTGTTTCCTTTCTCACCAGTCAAGTGCCTCAGCCACATCAGGGAATACAGATCTGAACACCGTTCTGCATTGTTCTGCGAGTTCCATGTGTTCTTGTTGTGTTCCATTAGATGTTCTTAGATTGATGTAATGAACCCAACTGCGACATGTGCCTGTCATGTAGATTCTAGTTGGTGTTGATAAAGGAAGAACAAAACGTGCTGACTCCTTAGCCACACCATTATCTAGAAGGTTGTTGTAGAGGTGCATTGAGTCTTCAAAATGCTTCTCAATCTTCTTCTGATACTCGGCAACCATACCAGGTGGTAGGTCATTGGTGGAGTTTTGTCTGTTCTTCTTATCCTGTTTCCTAAGCTCAGGAACTGGGATAGTCTGATCAAGAAGTTTAGTGTCAGCATAACGCTGAGAGAACTCTTGGAAGCAGAAGGAGCGATGACGTAACACCTGAGCAGCAATACCTCTGTTGGTATTGATCTCTAGTGTCATAGACGCAGTCTCAAAGATGCTCCAGTGGTTATGTAGAATGCAATACTTAAGCAAGCCTCCAGCAGTTCTGTAGTTCTCTTGGTTGTGTGGGTTAGAAACCCTAGCCACAAAAGAGATTACATCCTGTGGTGACTTGCCTTCAAGTTCACCTGCACCAGAGGTACAGGAGATCAGTTTCACGTCGCTCATTTCTTAATGTCTGGGTGGGGTGCGTAGAGTGGTCCAGGGTAGTTCCCTGCAAACTTACCTTCATTGTACAGTCTTTTCTTACGTAATGTAAGTGATGCAATTTCATCTATTGGATTAGGTACCTTTCGTACCAAATCCTCGTTGCTCTCTTCGTTCTTGGACACGTGCTTTCCTCAGTTCTTTTAGAAGGACAAGTTGCTTCTCCATGTAGAGAAGCTCCTCATCAGTGTACAACTTACGTTTACTTTCATCCTTGAGTACACCTTGCACTCTCTTGATTGTCTTCTTACCTAAACTCATACATCAGGTCCGTCATACCACTCTTCAAAGAGTTTGATTTCGTCATGGAGACTTTGATTATAGATGTGAAACCCATAAGTTTCAGCGCAAGCCAGTTCACTTTCAAGTTGTTCTACATAAAGCTTGAGCTTAGTGATGAGGGTTTTAATTCTTTGGTTGCTCATTGATTCTGGAGTCCTAGTTCAGGGAATGCGTCTACAACGTTTTGCTTTGTAATCTTATAACGAGTGGTAAGCTTCTTATCTTTAATAAGATCTAAGAGTTCTGCCTCTTCAGAGTGAAGTGATTCAAGAAGTTGAATCCAGAGTGCTTCTTTCTTTAGTTGTTGAATAGATGGTTTGGTATTACCAGAACAACCATAGAGTACCATACCATTCACTTCTTTCTTGATCATCTTATCAATCATTCTATGCTCAGTGATGAGCAGTTGATGCTCTACACCCTTAGGTACATCTAGAGCAGTGAATGGTGTCTCTCCATCAGGAAATACAAAGTGAATGTTCTTTGCAAAGTTACAAAGTAGAATCTTTGTGAGAGCAAGAGTCTTATACTCTTTGAGAATACTTACCTTCTCATCCTTATTCTTAGCGTTTGATACTCTTTGAAGTACCTCAGAGATAAGAGTTTGGTTTACTGAAAGCTTTGGTTTAGTGGGTCTAGCCATTATGCGAACTCCTCAATCAATTGGGAGATATTATTGTGAATAAAGTACTCTAGACGAATGGTGTCAAGAGGTTTGGTGTTTGTATAACTCTGAAGGATGCGAGTTGTAACATCCTCAGGGATCTGATTGAAGTCAATCAGTTGTGAATTCCTTTTCCAGTTACGAAGACGAATAAAATTTGTGAAATCTTGTGGGTCCATGCTCGCCAGAGAAGTGATCTTCTCTTTACTCATCTTCTTCTGTGGCTTACCAGTTACGATTGCGTCATCACAGGTAAGAATATTAGGAATACCATCAGAGCGATCACCTTTAATGATGTGTTCTTGAAGGTATCTAACTGGGTTCTCATTCTCAATCCAACGATTCCTGATTGGATCATATTGCTTAACGAGCTCATAGCGATGAAGCTGAATGAAGTCTTTATCAGCTGAGAGAATAAGAATAGGTTCTGGTTGTGTCTTCTTAGAGTTGTAGATACAGATGGAAGCGATGACATCATCAGCCTCAGCACCTTCAACCTGAAGAACTTGATAAGGTAGGTTTGCTTTAACCTCGTCCCTAATGATATTTAGTACGGAAAACATCTCATCCCAGTTGTACTTTGATGTCTCACGTTCTTGCTTACGATTCTTCTTATAGAATGGAAAGATTTCACGTCTCCAATAGTTCTTGTCATCATAACAAAGAACCATCTTACCAAAGTCTTTCTTAAATGTTCTCTGAATTCTTGCTAGAACTCTTACAATGGAGTGACGAACAGATTCAATGTTGATTCCATTCTCTACCTTGTTTCGTACCATCAGATGACTGATGGCAATCTGATTTGCATCTATGAGAATCATAGGATGACCCTTTGTTTACCTCTATATTATAACACAAAAAAAAGGATGGAGTCAAGCCCCATCTTCAGTAATATCTTCTGGATCAAATGTCTCTGGATCGTATCCAGGTTCAAATGTAATCATCATGTAGTCTCCTCTATCAAGTTCTCCATCCTCATCAAAGAGTTCAGGGTGGGGATTCTTTTCAAAGAGTTCTTCGAAGTCATGCTCAATGTGAGTCATGAATGCAATGTATCTTTCTGATGTCAACCAGCCTGCCACAAATCCAAGGACTAATGACAGGAAGATAAACACGACTGCGATGTTAGACATCTTTCTTCACCTCTAGGTTGAAGGTAATAACTCTGCCGAAGAGTTTAAATTTTATTTGGTTTTGAAAGGTGGGATTGATTTGTTTTTCCTTCTCTTTAGGAATCATAGTCTCAAACCCACGGTTTATGTTCATACGTGTTTATGATCAATTAAATAACGAACTGTATCTTTCATACCTCCAAGCTTCTGGTTTTCAAACATCACCTGAGGGAATGAGGAGTTGTATCCAAATTGATTTACGAAATCTTCTGGACTGAAGTCAGATCCAAGATCAAACTTTTCGTAATTAACTCCTTTTTGTTCCATGAATTGTGTGAGTCTATCACAGAACCCACACCCTGCCTTAGAATAGACATAGAACTTTTGATTTTGCATAAAACCTTTGAGGTTAAAATTATTTATCTTGGGTTGAAGAAATAGAAAGTGTCTGCTGCCTTATGATAGTCCTTACTATTAGGGTAATGTTCCAGACACTTGTCTGCCATTCTTCTCACATCCTTAGGTAGTCTAGGAGAACAATGATGATCTCTCAGGCAGCAAAGGAACTTGTATGTTTCTTTGAGAGCGTGATACTCTTCCTCTGTAAGCATTAGTCGTCAAACACCTTACATTGTGGTGCACCAGGATGATCATCACAGAACTTGTCTAGGAGTTTGTCCTGATGACGATTATGCCAGTCTGCGATCTTGCCATCATGTTCAGAGTCCCACTCATCTTCTTCGTGATGCTCATTGGTACTGTATGGTACCTTGAACTTTGCGTACTTGTCGTTAGGATCTGTTTGTTCAGTCATAGGTGATTGCCTTTCTAGTATTATACAGAATGGAATTAAGATTGTCAAGATTGAAATGAGGGCGCCCACCATTGCTTGAATGATGGGCATCCTACTGGGATAGTGGTCCAAGAATTGTGCGTTTTAATTACTTATCGCTGGTGACGATCTGGTGTGATCTCTTCTGGACACATTCTCAATGACAATCTGTGCGTCAACGTTGTGACGAACATCACCAAAAGGAGGAGACCACTTAGGGTTAGCCCCTTCTGTCTGAATAATTCCTGAGGTTCTGGACCCAGCAATCTTAAGGATGATCTCATCACCCTCCTCCCATCCAAGGTCCTGAATAAGATTGTTCAGTTCTTGAATGTCAATCATTGATAAAACCATTACGAACAAGCCAGAGACGTGTCAATGGAGTGGGTTCAATCACATCCCAAGGACGATTGTTTGTGTCATTGATAATCTTCAGGACATTCAAAGTCATGTTGGCAGTGCCACCAGCCCACTTAGCTTCCTTCTCCCAGGGAATTGCCTGAGGTTGAGAAGCATAAGCAATGTTGGTTGCTAACACATAAGCCTGTGGTACATCCTCTTCGTTACGAATGATTGCAATACTGTTGTTATCAATCGTTCCTGCCATGGCATCCTGTGCTGCGTGCCATGCCTCATGACGAAGAGTTCTAATCATAGTGACAGGGTCATCAGCGTATGATTCATTCAGGAAGAAGTCATTACCCACTGTGTAATACACACCAGCGTGACCACGAGGGAAGTACTTATCACCAGCAATGTAAACTCCAACTCCCATCTTAGCCAACTCAGTGATGAGTCCTTCCGTCTCTTCCCTCACTGAATCGTAGTTGGAATACTCAAAGGCAATCTCTAAGTCAATGACACCATGAATCTGTGTCACGTCATCGCGACACTCCCTCATCATCATACAACCCATGGAGTCGTTAGTCTTCCAACCTTTAACTGCTGGATCAGCAAGAGCTGGAACAGCAAGCATGCTTGCTGCAAGTAGTGCAAATAATT